CGCCGTCTACAAGTGGCGATGCGGGCAACTCGGAATCAACGATCCATTCGCGCGACCGTTTGATTGGCTCATGCTGGACGGCAAGTTGGTGCTCTACGAGAACGCGAAGTGCGCCGCCATGCTCAAGAACGCACATCGCATCTCGGTCAAGATCTTACGCCGTGATGAGGACGACGTAGACGCTGACGACCCGATGACGATGTGCGAGGTCGAGGGACGGAAGCCGAACGGCCAGACCGATCAGGCGATCAAGTATGTGTCACTCACCGCACGGGATCGCTCCGGACATGAGTATCGACTGCGGGGCAAAGCGCTAGCGGACGCTCGTGCGAAGGCCGAGACGGGGGCCAAGCGCCGGCTCATCTTCCCGATGGTCGGGGTGGCGGGAGGCCCGGCGCCGGAGGAGTTGGAGCACGCGCGGCCTGTCATCGTCGACGGTGCGGGGCGGATCATCGAGAACCCGACCGAGGAAGAACGCGCGTTCGCCGCTGACCCACGGCTTGCACGCATGCATCGTCTGCCCGTCTACGAGGACGTCGAGGCCGCTTCACCGTTCGGCGGCCAGGCGCCTACTGGCCCAACGGCCGAGGAACTGGAGCCCGTCAAGCGCACCATCCCGCGCCAGTCGTTCAGGCCGTCCGAGGACGACGTCACGCGCTGGCAGAAGACCTGGTTTGCCACCGTCAAGGGCACCAGTCTCGACAGTGACGAGGCGCGCCACGAGTTCGTGCGTGGCTGGACAGTCGACGAAGACTGGCCGAAGGCGAAGCAGACCGACTCGCTGACGACGATGTTCAGGCGCATGACCGAGCGCCAGGCGGAGGACTTCCTGGCCCACGTCCGCGCGCTCTGCGACGACGAGCGGAGCGCTGCCGAGGAGGCACTCGCAGCGCTCAACCGGGACGATGAGCAGGTGACGGAGGCCGACGTGGAGCCGTTTTAGCTGTGTGGATCGAGCTTCATCAAGCGGTCTGGACGCATCGTAAGACGTTCGAACTCGCGGGGTACCTCGACCTCGACGAAACGTATGCGGCCGCGCATGTGATCCGCTTGTGGACCTGGGCGCTCGACAACGCACCGGACGGCGACCTGTCGTCGCTGTCGGACCGAGCGATCGCCTACGGCGCCGGCTGGCGCGATGATGCCGCGCGCTTCGTCTCGGCGCTGGTTGCGACGTGCTGGCTGGACGACGGCAAGCTGATCCATGACTGGGATGACTACGCCGGGAGGCTCCTCGAGCAGCGGAGCCATCAGTCTCGGATGAAGGTCCGAGCGCGAGCGCTGGCGAACACGCCCGCGCTCGTCATCGCGGTCCGTGCCCGCGACCAGGACCGCTGCCGCTACTGCCGTCGCGAGGTCAACTGGAAAGACCGTAGGGGTCCGAACGGCGGCACCTACGACCATGTAGATCCAGCCGGAGAGAACACGTTAGAGAACGTCGTCGTGGCGTGCCGGGCCTGCAATGCCGGCAAGGGCCAGCGCACGCCGGAGCAGTCCGGCTACCGACTCCGAGCGGTACCTACAGAGCTATCTGCAGATCAACCTGCAGATACGGACAGAAAAAACCCCGCTACCGGACCTAACCGGACCGGACAGAACCATACAGAACCACGAATCCCCCCCAACCCCCCGCAAGCGGGGGGCCCGCCGCTGGCGCGGCGAAACACACATTCGCGGTCAAGAGCTAACGGCCCGGACGAGGGTGCCGAGCCGACGGGCAGTCTGACTCCGGAGGAAATCGCAGCATGGATGGCCGGGCCCCAGTAACCGAACCGACCGAACGAGATACGCTTCCGGAGCGGCTCGGCGAGCGGCTGAAGATGCACCCGCTCTGGCCGACGCTTGCCGAGCTCGGACCGCCGGACCCGGACCCGGAGCCTGCCTGCTCACGCTGCGGCGACGGCGGCTACCTGCGCCCCGACGTGCCGCCCAACCATCCCGACTTCGGCAAGATCGTCCCGTGCGACTGCCGACGGTCGAGCATCACGGCGGCGCGCATCGCTCGTTTCTGGCAGTCGAGCCAGGCGCCGGCCGAGTACCGCGACTGCACGCTGGAGAGCTACCCCGGCGATCCGTCGGCCGTGCCGGCGCTTCGGGCCTGGCTGGAAACCAACCGCTGGCTGATCCTCGAAGGCGAGTATGGGGCCGGCAAAACGGGCTTGACGGTGGCGCTGCTGCGCGTCATCGCCGAGAGAGGTGACTCGGTGCTGTTCGTAAACGCCCCGGCGATGCTGCGGCGGGTCCGTGCGACCTACGCCAAGCACGACGAGGCCGAGAGTGAGTCTGCCGTCATCGACAGCCTGGCCGAGGCCGACGTGCTGGCGATCGACGACGTCGGCAAGGAGCGGCTCAGCGAGTGGGGCTCGGAGCTGCTCTACGACCTCGTGAATCGTCGCTACTCGGCCGGGCGGCGGACGATCGTCACGACGAACCTCGGCGTCGATCGGCTGGAGATCCACGTCGGCTCGGCGACGTTCTGGCGGTTGTTCGAGAAGAGCCAGCTGGTGCATGTCACCGGCAATCTGCGGCGGAAGAACAGGGGAGGGTGAGCATGGCGACCGCCACCGAGCAGATGGTCTCCGTCCGCGTCCCATCCGAGGACGACTTCGACGGCGCCGACTTCCTGGCCGACGAGGTTCTGGACATGAACTGCTGGGATGTCGTCCGCGAGTACGAGCGCCTGCACGTCATCACCGATCACGACATCACGCTGACCGCTGTCTGGAAGCGCAAGGGCGGCAAGAGCCACGGCAGCGCGGTCCTGGCGAAGTGCGTCAAGACGAGCGGCCTGGCGCGGTTCTTCGGCGAGTATCAGTTCGTGATCTGGCTCGCGGCCGACCATCTCGACGCCGAGCAGTTCACGCCCGAGCAGCTCCGCCGCCTGCTCTACCACGAGGCGCGCCACATCGGCTGGGAAGAGCCGAACGACATCAACGAGGACGGCGAGGGCAAGCCGGTCCTGGTCGGCCACACCATCGAGCTGTTCGACGGCGAGATCTCGGACACCGGGCTCTGGGAATCGTTTAGGCGCAGGCTCGGCCGCGAGTTCTCGCAGCCGACGCTCTTCGGGGCGAGTGAGGCGTAAGCGTGGCCGCAGGGATGGCTGATGCGTGGCAGATGTCTGCTGAGGATGCCGAAGAATACACACGTGCACTCGGTCAGATCATGTCCGGCGGATGGCGCCAGATCGCGCTCGCTCAGCGGCTTGGTGTCCCCGAAGCGATCGGCATGACGACCGAGGCGTGGGTACGCGAGCGGATCGGTGGCTACGTGCGGCTCGGGCTTGACGAACGGCGCGAGGCCGTCAAGGAGCTTACCGACCCAGATGGCGAGTTCCACTTGAGCCAACGTCAGGCGGCCGAGGTACTGGGGATCGGTCAAGCTTCGGTGCATCGAGCCCTGCGAGATGATCCAAACGAATCACTCGATGATCTGTTCCAACCAGGAGACGATGCCGCCGCTGATTCAGATGAATCACTCGATGAATGGACCGCGCCGGAGGCCGAAGCGCCGCGCCTGGCATCGCCCGTTGTCGGCGACGTCGGCGACGACATCCGCGAGCAGTTCGACGAGGAAGGACTGGCTGCCGAGCGGGCGCTCGCTCGCCACATCGACACGATGGCCGGTGTCCGGGCCACCTGGCTTCGGTTCGTTTCAGAGCATCCGCCCGGTGTGTTTGCGCGCGGTCTGGATCGCAACGGTCTTTCCACGCTGCTCCGCGACCTCGACCGCTTTATCTCCTGGCTCGACCAAGCACGGGACGGCGCGCGAGCAGCTCGTAGACCCCAGCGAGTCGTGTGAAGGGAGCGCGATGCGACGCGACTATGGCGACTGGAAACCGGCTATTGAAAACGTCGTCACTCGCCTTGAAGCCGGCCATTGGCGGCATGGGATCAAGACCAAGGACGCCGTGCGCGAGGTGTTGCGCTATGCCCGTTTCCCGTCGGATACGGGTGCGATGTGGGCGCCGCGCTTCCGCAAGCGCTGCGGCGACTTCCTGGAGCACGCGCTTTACTACTGGGTCCAGGGGCACCTCAAGGACCGACGCGGCCCCTTCGTCGGCGCTTCGGGAAAGGTCTATCGCGTGCGGCAGATCCACAACGTCGAGCATGGCAATGGCAACGGGGAGCTCGGGCCTAACGGGAAACCTCTCCCGTCCGATAAGGAAGGGCTGTGGCTCCGCAAGGAGGACATGCACCAGGCTGACGTGCGGCTTGTGCGTGGCATGTATGACCGCCGCCGGCGCGACAGTGGCCCGGACGTCGTGTTTCTCGACACTGCTGACAGAGTTCTCAACACCCGGACGGATGACGTGGTGGTCGGCGACGTGCTCGACGAAATCCAGCAGGCGCTCTGAGCCGTGACGTTCCTGGCAACGCCGCCTCGCTTGACTGAGCGCATGTGGCAGCAGCAGTTGATCTCGACCAGCCGCGAGAAGCCTGGCCTGCTCTGGCTGCTCGGGTTCGACCTGATCTGGCACGACCGCGCGACTAACGCGCCGAGGGCATGCCCAACCTGCCATGCGCCGCTCGACATCATCCGCAACGATCCAGGCTTTCCAGATCTCATCGCTCTGCGCGGCGACACGCTGTATGCCATCGAGCTCAAGGCCGATCGTGGACGACCGACGCCAGAGCAGCGCGGCTGGCTTCGAGCGCTCGGCCGGGTGCGCCTTGTGCGGTCGGCGATTTGGCGGCCGCGCATGATCGACGACATCGTGAAAGGACTACGACAACGATGAGCATCGTGCAGGAACGAATCCAGGTGGCGTTCGAGGAGGAGATGGCGCGCATCCAGCACGAGGGCTTCGACGGTTTGCTCGGGCAGCGGGTCGAAGTCTGGCTCTATCGGCTGTACCGCCACGGCTACATCAGAGGGCACTCGGACCATAGCCGCGAGATCCGCCAGCAGGAAGAACAGGACCGCCGCGCCGGCATCTTCCCGCAGACGGTCGACATCCGCTACGAGGGCGACAAGCTGATCCTCGACGGCCACGACCGCACGCCAGAGCGCGCGGAGCAGGGACGATGACGGCGCTGCTCGGAGCGGCGCTGGTACTGGCGGCCTGGTGTGGGCCTACGAAGTTAACAGGGTACGTGAGAACCGACTACGGGCCGTACACGGCCGACGGGACGCCGATTCTCACCCGCGAGCCGATCGCCGCGGCATCCTGGGACGTCCGCATGGGTGCGCTGGCTGACATTCCTGGCGTCGGTACCGTGCGCATTGCCGATCGCGGCATGCTGGGCTCGGGCGAGCCGATGCCATGGGTCGACGTCGCCGTCTGGGATCGCGCGACGGCCTACTCGCTCACGAGCGTGCGGCGCGTCTGCTTCAGGCGACCGACATGAACGCCGACGTGCTGGTCTACGACGTCGATGGCAAGCACTACGTCGCTAACTTCGGCGAGGACGGCTGGGTCACGTGGCCGGCCAAACAAGACGGCTGGCGCGAACGCAGGAAATGCAGCGATCCCGGCAACGAGGCCGTCGAGCTGCCGCCGAAGAACGCCTGGCTGGCGCTCAAGCTGTCGGGAGTGGACGAGCGATGAGGCCGCTGGTCGGCCGCCTGACCGTGCCGTACATGGTCGACGAGCAGCGCAGCCCGATTGACTTCAAGGCCGTTGACGAGCGCCACGTCGAGGACTGCGCCCGTCACGGCAAGTGCGGCATATGCGGTGCGAAGATCCGTCGCGGGCCGATCGCGTTCATTGGCCCGGACGACGGACGCACCTGTTTTGCGGACCCGTGGATGCACCCGGCGTGCGCCGACCTGGCGATGCGCCAGTGCCCGTTCCTCACCGGCCGTCGAGACTGGCGCGAGGCCGAGGCGCGGAACGCGCCGCTCCTTGCGACCTACTCGCAGGGCATGGTGCCGCCGCTTGCCCAGAACTGGCGGGCACACCGCGACCAGTTTGGCGCGTGGCACTTCGAGGCCGTTGGGCCAGTCATCAAGCGGAGCGAACCGTGAGTTGGGAATACCACGAGTTGCCGGAGCCGCTGCGCGTGCCGGCGTGCCCACAGTGCCGGAATCGCCTGTGGGTGCGACAGATCGTGGCCTCGATCTTCCTGTGCACGGAATGCCAGCCTGCCCACATGTTCCGAGCCGTCTGGCGCGAGGAAGCGCGAGCCGTGAAGGCGACGTCAGGATCGCCTACGCCCGTACTTGACAAAACGAGTGGTACGATGAGGGCGCGATGAGCACGACGAAAGCCCCCGCGCGGCGCCACCCGACGCTCGCCGACCGTCTCCGCGCCGACCTGACGAAGGCCGAGCACAAGCTCGCCGAGGTCGAAGCGCTGCGCGACCGCTTCGCTGGCGCCTGGTCGTCGGCCGAGTCTGAAGCGTCAGCCTATCGCCGCCAGCGCGACGAGGCCGTGGCCGTGCTCGCGGACCTGCTCGCGGCAGTCGATATCCTCAGCCTCGCCGATTCAAACCATCACATGGTCGCTACTGCCGTCGGGCCGACGGTGCTCAGCGCGCGGCAACTGGTCGAGCGCTACCGGCATGTGGCGCCGGTTAGGATCGAGGGGCAGGATGTCGCGTCCGACTAAGCTGACGCCGACGGTCGAGGCCGCGATCCTCGACGCGCTCAGGCGCGGCAATACGCGCACGGCAGCGTTCGAGTCGGCCGGCGTCCACCGCTCGAAAATCTCGATCTGGCTGGCCCGTTTCGCGACGTTTCGCGACGCTGTTACGCGCGCGGAGGCCGAGGCAGAGGTCCAGGCTAATGGCGCTCTTCACGACGCCTACCAGGCCGGCGACTGGCGCGCCGCGTTCGCATGGCTGGAGCGGCGGCGTCACGCCGACTGGGGCAAGGTCGACCGCCTGGAGATCGAGATCCGCCGCACGGCCGAGCGCGTGGCTCAGCAGACCGGCGCGGATCCTGACTGGCTGGTCAAGCGCGCCGCCGAGATCGTGGCGGTTGAGAGCGGGGCGGAGCGCTGATGGCAACCGTGCAGGACTACGACGTCAACCGTCGTGGATGGCGCTACCCGATCCATACGCGCGGCCTGGCATCGTGCCGCTGTAAGGGCTGCTGGGCGAAGCGCTGGTGGACACCCGCGCGACGGGCTGCTCGTGCGGCCGACATGAGTCGTCAGTACGCTGAGGGCCGGCGTGTCTGGCACCCGAACAGCAACCTGGCGCGGCAGTCGCACTGGCTGCTGGAGCATGACAACCTGCTGCGCTCACTGGTCGGCAAGTACGACCTGGCGACGGTCGCCGAAACGCTGACCGCTCGCACCGGAGTCGTCAGGACCGCGCAGTCCGTCAAGCGACGGCTCGACCGTCTCGGCATCTCACGCTTTGCAGCACGCCCGCTCACGACCGGCGAGGTAGCCAGGATGTTCGGCATGTCGCGGAACAACCTGCTGGAGACCTGGGTCCGCAGCGGGCGCTTGCGCCCCGAGCGCTGGCGCGGCGGCCAGCACGGCATGCTGGTTTACAGCCGTGCCGAGTTGACGCGGTTCGTCCGCGAGCACGCCGAGTCGTTGAACGTAGCTCGCATCAGAGACTCCGAGCTCAGGGCGCTGGCGCAGGCGACCATGCGCGGACGTCATGGCGTCGGGACTCGCTCGGTTGAGGACTTGACGGGAGTCTCCAGCCAGGTTCAGGCGGAGTTGTACCGCGCGGGACTGGTCCCGTCAGCACGGCGGGTCCGACGGTTCGGCGGCGGATCAGGCGGGTCCTGGATGGTCGACCGTGGCGACGTCGAACTGGTACGGCACCTGGCAGCCGAGCGCCAGGCCGAGCATGATAGGCGACGCATCTCCAGAGACAGGGACGACGCCGGGCGCTATGCGGGCGCGGCATCGTGACGCGCTACAGCTCGGCCGTGCTCGACGCGCTGCCGCTGGCCGGCGCCGAGTGGGAGGCCATGCAGGTCGCAGCGAGAACCGCGGCCGGGCTCGCGGCTTCTGCCGGCCCGTGGGCGCCGCTGCCGCACCAGACGCCGCCCGATGGCGCGTGGGACACCTGGCTGCTACTCGCCGGCCGTGGCTCGGGCAAGACCGCCGCCGCCGCGCACTACACCAACGAGCACGTGATGGGGCCGCCGTGCTTGCCTGGCCTACCTGGCGGCCACCGCGTCGCGATCATCGCGCCGACGTTCGGCGACGCGCTCGAAGCGTGCGTGAACGGCCCGAGCGGCATCCGCGCGCATAACCCGAGCGTCCGATCGGTGCAGACGGCCGGCGGCACGTTCGTCCGCTGGCCGAACGGGGCCGAGGCCAAGCTGTTCGGAGCATCCACGCCCGAGGACGTCGAGCGGCTACGGGCTGGCGGAAATCGGTGCTTAGCCTACGCAGAAGAATTAGCGGCCTGGCGCTTCCTCGATGCCTGCTGGGACCACCTCCAGTTTGGCCTCCGTCTCGGCCCGCATCCGCGCGTCGTAGCCGCGACCACGCCGAAGCCGAAGCGGCTCATCAAAGCGCTGCTCACTGACCCGTCATGTGCCGTGACCAGAGCGACCACGCACGACAACCCGCACCTCGTTGCGCTGGTCCGCGCCCGCCTCGAAGCGCGCTATGGCGGCACGCGGCTCGGCCGCCAGGAGATCGGCGGCGAGCTGGTCGACGACGTGGAAGGCGCGCTATGGCACTCGGCCATGTTCGATGATCGGCGGCCATGCCCGCATGATCTCCCCCGTGCGGTCGTGGCCGTCGACCCGTCTGGCGGCTCTGATCTCGAGAACGACGAGCAGGGCATCGTGGTCGCCGGCGTCGGCGTTGACGGGCGCGGCTACGTGCTGGCTGATCGCACCTGCAAACTCTCGCCGGACGGCTGGGGACGGCGCGCCGTGCAGGCGTACGTGGACTATCGTTGCGATGCTATCGTCGGCGAGGCCAACTTCGGCGGCGACATGGTGGCCGCTGTCATCAAGAACGCGGCGCGCGACATGGGCGTCAGCGTCGTCTACAAAGCGGTGCATGCCAGCCGCGGCAAGGCCGTGCGCGCGGCTCCCGTCGCGCAGCTCTACGAGCAGG